AAGTTTTTACAAATTAGCGATTCATCAATCTTAGCCAAGAAACTAAAAGTACAAGATTTTGAGATAACAGCCGAGATGGGTACGCCTTATATCGGCATAGACTGGGGTTTTAGTGTTGACCCGACAGCCGCCATTGAGTGTTATGTGTTTAATGAGTGTTTATATATTAGAAACGCTGCGAGCAGAGTTGGTTTAGAGCTAGATGATACCGCCACCTACTTAATTAACCATATTCCAACAATCATAAAATACACATCAAGAGCTGATAACGCACGACCTGAGACGATAAGCAAAGTTAAAAAAGACATACCGCTAATAAAAGCGTGTAAAAAATGGAAAGGCAGTGTAGAAGATGGTGTGGTATATTTGCAGTCATTTAAGCAAATTATTATACATCCTGACGCTGAGTGTTGCTTTAGTGAGCTATCATCTTATAATTACAAGACAGATAACAACGGCGACCCGACTACAGTTATAGAAGATTCGAGCAATCATTATGCCGATGCGTTACGATATGCGTTAGAGCCGTTAATTTGTAAAATACCCGATTTAAGAGTACGCATACTATGAGTAAAAAATGGTGGCAGTTTTGGAAAGCAGAGCAAAAAAGCAATGCTTTGGGTGTGCTTATTCGCCAATCAAGCAACTTTACAGCTTATAATTTTGTCCAGTTTGTACAAGAAGCGTATCAGCAAAACCCGACTGTCTATGCTTGCATACAACAATATGTTAGCGCGTTTAATTCTTGCCCGATTATCATTAAACGCGGTGAGGAAGTCATTAACAATGCCGCGTTAATGAGCCTCATATCACAGCCGAATGAGCTGCAATCATTAAGTGAGTTTTTAGAACAGGCCATTATTTATTATCTTGTTGGTGGCGAAGCTCCGATATGGGGCGATGCTGCCATTCCGTCCCGACTGCCTAAAGAGATATTTATTTTACGTCCAGACTATCTAACGCCTGTATTATCTCAAACAATGACAGCAAAGGTGGCGGTATGGCAGTACACAGCTAGCGACAATGACATTAAATCTATGGCTGTTTTGCCGTCAAATTTAATGATGTGGAAAGCGTATAGCCCACTTGACAGGTTTAGAGGGTGTAGCCCATTGTTACCCTGCTCTTATGCTGTTGACCAATTAAACGCCTATGCTAAGTCTAACTTTTCATTGCTAAAAAACGGTATGCAGCCAAGTGGCGCATTGAGTACAGATTCTAATTTAGATGACGCAGCTTTTCAGCGATTAAAAGAGCAATTCAACGAGACATACACGGGCAGTGGTAATACTGGCAAACCAGTCATCACTGAGGGCGGACTCAAGTGGCAGTCATTCGGCTTTACCATGCGCGATGCCGAGTTCTTGGGTGGTAAAACATCAGCTAAATTAGATGTGTGCGAAGCGTTAAAAGTACCGCCTCAGCTATTAGGCATCGAAGGAAGCCAAACTTATGCTAACTACGAACAAGCAAGGGCGGCATTTTACGAAGATTCGGCCATTCCACTTTATAACAACTTATTAGCATCGCTTAATCGTTGGCTAGGGTGGCGTGTAGGTTTAAAACCGACTGATATTTTATGTGTTGATATTGACGCGGTGGCGGCGTTAGAGCCGAGACGCGCAGAACGTAATAAAACACTTGATACTATGCAGTCAATTAGCACTAACGAAAAAAGACAGGCGATGGGCTATGAACCTGTTGATGGTGGTGATGTGTTATTGGTCAATAGTGGATTGATACCGCTAGAAATGGCAGGTGCAGACATTCCAAACCTTAACCCGATGTTTTAGCTATGACTAGAATCGAGAAGCTAAAGTACGCAAGAGCCGTTTTATTGACACAAGACAGGATTGCTTTGCGCTATCAAAAATTGATTAAACGTGAGCTAAAAAAGACCGCTAATCAATTGGCCAACTCATACGAAGTCAATCAAAACGACAGCCAGTTCGCTGAGATTCAAGCACAACACAAAACACGCATGACTGAGATTTTAACTGATTTAAGCAAAGAGACATCGGAACGGTTTAAGGCGTTTAAACTTACAGGCAAAAAAGACATCTTTGATAACTTTGTAGAGAATAGCATTTACAGTATTTTAGCATCTAACGTATTAACCACTGCAACAACTGTTAGCGCAAACACGGTGGCCACAGCAAGCGCGGTTATCATGCAGACAATGCAAGCAAGTATAGCAGACCCTTACGCAGCGACACCGACAAAGGTTGCCAATGCTATTGCAAACAGGATAGGCGGTCAAAACTCAGTTAGCCGAGCAATGACCATAGCGCGTACAGAAACGCACAAGGCCGCGAATGTATCACAGTACACAAGGGCAGAATCAGCAGCTACCGATTCAGGGCTTGACGTTGTTGTCGAGTGGATTAGTACAAACGATGGTCGGGTGAGAGACTCACACAAAAACGCTAATGGCCAAACAAGACCAATGGGGCAGCCGTTTAATGTGGGCGGTGAATCAATGAAATATCCGAGTGACCCAACAGCGAGCGCGGAAAATACTATTAATTGTCGGTGTGTTTTGGGTTACGATGTTAGATAATTTTGAGGGGTTATGATATGCGTTTACATTACACAAAGGCTCTAAGTCTTGTTGATAGTAATTTTAAAGAAGCTGGTGATGGGGCGTTTAGTGGTTATGCTGCTGTCACGGGCAATGTAGATTTAGGCGGCGATATTATTTTAAAGGGCGCGTTTAGCGAATGGCTAGACAAAGCTGACCCGAGCCGCGTCCGTGTGTTGTGGCAGCATGACTGGGACAAACCGATTGGCAAGACGCTATCAATGCGCGAAGATGATAATGGTTTAGCGGTCGATGGTGAATTGTTGCTTGATATTCAAAAAGCACAAGAGGCGCGTACCTTAGTTAAGAATAACGCGATTGACGGGTTATCCATTGGCTTTAGAATTGACGATTTTAGCTATGATAATGACACGCGCATTATTAAAAAATTGTCAGTGATGGAGTATTCATTCGTGACATTTGCGATGAATCCCAATGCCCTTGTCAATGATATGAAATCGTGTAAACTAGACACTGTAAGAGACTGTGAACATTACCTGCGCGATGTTTGTAAGTTATCACGCTCTGAAGCGAAAACACTAATCAGCAAAATCAAGGCTATTCGAGATGATGAGCCTAATTTAGATGAGTTAGCCGCTTCATTAGTGAAATTTAATCAAACATTGCGAGGTTAGTCCCATGACTGATATTACCGAAGTCAAGAAGTTAATTGATGATGCAGGCAATGCCGTATCTCAATTGCGCCAATCCCAAGAACAAGCTGTTGCTGAATTTAAAAAGCATGGTGATGTTTTAGCAGAAACAAAATCAAAACAAGATGCGATTCAAAACGACATCGCGGGTTTGATTCAAGCTATTCAAGAAGTTAAAGCCGCTCAATCTGCACAGATTCAAACGGGCAGCGATGGTTTAACTAAAGAAGTGCGTGAAGCAAAAAGCGCGTTATTCAAGAAAATGCGAGGTATGCAATTAAGCGATACTGAGCAAAAAGCGTTAAGCACTATCACTAATCCCGATGGTGGTTATTTAACTACGTCTGACACCACAGGTCGTATTATCCAACGTATTCACGACAATTCACCTGTTCGCCGTTTTGCCAATGTTAAAAACACAAGCAAAGAAACAGTGACAGGTTTGATTGACAATGGCCGTAACAGCTATTCGTGGGGCTTTCAAGGCAATACACCAAGCACCACAGCGACTAAGCAGTTTGGCCAATACGAAATCAAAGTTAAAAAACTTTACGCATACCCGACCGCCACAACCGAAATGCTTGAAGACGCTGATGACGACATCGAGGCAATGATTGTTAATGATGCGGCTCAAGGTTTTGCTGAGGGTGAGGCTTACGGTTTCCTTTTAGGTAACGGTGTATTACAACCTCGCGGCATGATGACTGTTGCTACTGCATACACAGGTGATAATACCCGTGCATGGGGTACAGTACAGAAATTCAAAACTGGCGTAAATGGTGGTTTTGCTGCTACGCCTAACGGCGGCAAGATTTTGATTGATGCTGCCATGTCCTTACGCGGTGCTTATCGTGCGGGTGCAATTTGGGGCATGAATCGCTTCACTTTTGCCGAAGCAACGAAGTTACAGGATAGCGATGGTAACTTTATCTGGCAGCAAACTTGGAACTTGACCGATTCGCCGTTTGGTATGATTTTGGGTATCCCTGTTGTTACTGATTTTGACCACATGGCTGACATCGCTAACGATAGCTTGTCTATGTTTGTGGGTGACTTAAACCAAGCCTATCAAATTGTTGACCGCCGCGGCGTTAATGTGATTCGTGATAACATCACAAATCCTGATGTGGTGCAATGGTACTTCACAAAACGCACAGGTGGCGATTTGGTGAATTCCGAAGCCGTCCGTTTTGTTGAATTTAAGGCTTAATGGGAGCAATGTAACATGACTATCAATAAAGATTTACACAATCAGGTTAGCGTAGGCGTAGGCGTTGCCATTGCATTAACAGCCGTTGCTGATGGTGAAGATGTTGCAGGTGTAGCCATTGACCGTCAAGGTAGCGAGGGTTTGGAAATCATTTTCCAAGTTGGCGCATATACTGACGGCAGTGTGACACCGTTAATCGAAGACTCCGATGACAATGTGACTTATGCAGCCGTTGCAGATGCTAATTTAACCAATACCGAAGCAAGTGCAGCGTTAAGCGCGGCAGGTGTGTCAAGTATTGGTTATGTTGGATTTAAACGCTATGTACGCGCAACAGCCGTAACCGCTGCTGCATCTACATTAAGCGTTGGCGCATCGTTTGTTAAGTTTGGTTTACGTTTGCAAGGTACTGTTAATCCTAGCTAACCAACCATAAAAAGGGCTAATCAATGTCTATTTTAATCAGTGAATCGGGAAGTGAACCGATAACGACAGCCGATGTAAAAGCATGGGCTAAAGTTGAAAACAGTGATGAAGATAGCTTGATTAGCTCTTTAATTACTTCATGCAGACGCGAGGTAGAGTCATACACTAAAAATGTATTACGCCCTCAAGTTTGGCGCACAAAATATATTGCCGAATCAATTAAAAATCGTTTTTATTCACCTAGAATTACCGCATCATCGGTTGTTGTCACTGTTGACGGCGATACAATTACAGATTATTTATTTAACGAAGTAACAGGCTGTTTACGCCTCAATTATGACTATTCAAACGATGAGCTAATCGTTATCGAGTGGACAATGGCCACAGCATTATCAAGCCTAGCACCACTTACACAAGCCCTAAAAGACCTTGTCACATACCGTTTTTATAATCGCGGCTCTTACGATTTGCCCGCCCATGTTGTGAGCGTGTTGAATCAATACCGAGTATTTAACGTATGAACATTGGCGAGCTAAAGCACCGTATCACGATTGAGCAATGCGCTAAAGTAAGCGATGGCCAAGGCGGCCTTACTAGCACATGGTCAATACTCGTTAGCGTATGGTCGAAAGCGACACCACAGAGCGAGCGTGAGCGATTCTATCGCGGTGAGAACCAACATACACAGGCTTATACCTTTACAATTAGACAAAACCAAGCAGTCACAGTGCCAGCAACACGCGATAGCGACAATATACGCATTGTGCATCGTAACGAGTATTACCGCGTTACTGGTATTAGCAGACGTAATGATGATTTAGACTTTTACGACATTAAAGCAGAATTGTGGGGAGCAACCGCCCAATGAAAGGCGCATTATTTTTGTTAGAAGTTGAGATTGACAGCGTATTCACGGTATTAGCCGCAATGCGTACAACCACTATGACAGTAAATAATGAAACTGTGGACGTAACAAGCAAAGGTGATTTACAGCGCGAGTTATTAGAGAATTGCGGCATACAGTCTGTTAGCGTTAAGGCGCAGGGCTGCATTAGTAGCGCAGACAGCTATAAAAAAATCAGTTATGCAGCCAATACAGGCGAGATTCTTAACGTAAAAATCAATAGTAATAATGGCGAAATATATTCAGGTGGTTTTATTTTATCGGCTTTTGAGACATCGGGCGAATATAACAAAGATGGGCTGTATTCAATCACGTTAGAAAGTGCCGATACCATGAGACTCATTGATAACAATTTTATACTGTTAGAAGATGGTGGATTTTTGTTGTTAGAGGATGGGTTTAAGTTTGTTTTGGAGGCTGCATAATGTCATTAGTAGCACAATTAAACGCAGCTTTAAAACGTAGGCTTGAGGCTAATCTCATTATTGCAGGTGAGATGGTAGCAACTGAGGTAAGACGTAACATTCAAACATCACCACGCGGTGGTAAAACTTACGTCAAAACTAACCCTAACAGAACACATACAGCATCCGCTCCGAATGAATCACCAGCCACAGATTTAGGTTTTTTAGTACGTTCAATTCAAATTGAGCCTGACTTACAGAATTTAAGAGTGCGTATTTTATCGCTTCATTCAATCGCACCTTATGCCAAGCGGCTAGAATATGGCGATTTAAGCAGAGGATTGCAGCCGCGTCCGTTTATGTTTAAAGGGTTGCAAGCTAAGAAACAAGTCGCAATTGCTATTGTACAAAACGCGGTTAATCAGGCCATTCGTGATATGCAGGGAGTGCCGCCGATATGAGTTTGTTTAATAGTTACGTTAAAGCGGTATGGGTAAAACTAAACGGTACAACAGGTTTAGTCGGTTTAGTTAAAGAGATTTTAGACGATAAGACAGCATTCCCAAAGATATGGTTAGAGGACGGTGGTGCAGCAGATTGGTCAAACAAAGATGATAGTGGTTTAGAGGCTGTTATTACATTGCACATCGGTAGTCGTGTCGAGGGAACAAAAGAGATTCGCGGCTTGATGGACAAATGCCATGCAGCATTGCACAATCAAGACTTGACTTTAGAGAGTGGGCAAAGCGTGTTATGTCAGTTTTTACGGCATGACATGGTTATTGATACAGACGGCATCACGCGCCATGGCGTAATGCGTTTTAATTTGTTAATCAGTGAGGTGGCATAATGGCTAAGTATAAAGGTAGTGACTTTCGTATCAAGGTGCGCACAAGCACTGGCCCCGATGTTTTTGCGGTAATCGGTGGCGGTAAAACTGACTCTTTGTCTATCAGCAATGAGACTGTGGATGTAACCGACAAAGACAGCAGCGGTGCGCGTCAATTGTTAGAGGGTGCTGGTGTTCGTGCTTATTCTTGCAAAGTGTCGGGCGTGGTGTCTGATAACGTGGTATTTACAGACCATGTCATGGTTGCAGCTAACGCCAATACTCATATCTACTGCAAGATTGAATCAGGCACAGGCGAAGCGTGGGCAGGCTTATGGGCTATCTCTAGTTGTGAGCGTTCAGGCGAATACAACAAAGAAGAAAACTTTAGCATGAGCTTAGAAAGCGCGGGTACAATCACTTATACAGCGGTGCCTTAATATGCGTGGTTTAGTATTGTTAGAAATCGAAGGACTAGAGTTTAATTTAGTCCCAAGTTTTGAGAATTTGGACAAATTAGAAACGGCTACAGGTAAGCCTATCTATGAGTTAATTTTTCAAATGCAACAACCAAAGGTCGGCGACATTACCAAAGCATTGCTTGCTTGTGCAGTGCCGACCACTGGCCGTTATCCTGATTGGTGGACACGCGAAGAGTTTTACAAGCGTATGCTCAAGTCAAAACGATTAAGCGATTATGCGATTGCGGTTGCCACTTTTGCAGGTAACATTTTAACGGCGGGTAGCGATACTGACATCAAAACCGTGTCAGAGGACGGCGAAAAAAAGTAGGTAAAGGCAGCATTTGGCACAAACTGTGGTCAAGTGCTGTCATATACTTATCAATACAGCCGCGTGATGCGTGGCAATTAACGCCGTTTGATTTTTGGGCGTTATGGGATACGCACTTAGATAAAATGGAAATAAGCACAGGCAAAAGTTACAGCAAGCCGATGACATTGACCGAGTTTCACGAACTAAATGAGGAGTTAGACAAAATTCATGGCAACAACTGATGACCTCATTATAAGTTTACGCGCCGATGTAACCCAGTTACAAAACAGCCTACAGCAAGTCAACCAACAACTAAACAACACACAACAACAAGGCCAACAAGCTAACAACTCGTTATCAAGTGGCTTTAGTCAGTCTGCTGATAAAGCCAAAATGTTAGCGGCTGCAATCGCTACAGCAACGGCTGCTGTCGGCGTGTTGACTACTACCACATCAAACGCTATCCGTGAATTTAACTCATTAGCTAACAGTCTAAACCTAACTTACAATCAGTTAGCGCGATTGCGGTCAGTGTCAGAGGGTGCAAACTTAGAAACTGACATGATGATTGACTTGGCCAAAACGCTTAACGAGCAAATAGGCGAAGCGGCTAATGGCAATAAAGACTTTGAAGAGTCTTTTGCGCGTCTAGGTTTGTCAATGTCCGAGTTGACCAAGTTAGGCGTAGATGAACAGCTAATCACGGTTGCAAATGCGTTAGGACAAGTCAGTAGTCAGGCTGATAAGGCTCAAATTGGTGCTACTCTTTTTGGTGATAACTGGTTGCCCGCGCTAAAACTCACAGAGGTTAATGTAAAAGCATTGGCCAATGAGTTCGATAATTTACTACCGAAACTTGATGATTTAGACGTAAGCCGAGCGATTGAAGCAGACAAAGAATTTGACAAACTTATAGCAAACTTGCGTACCACAACCGAGATTGTAAGCAGCGATTTAAGCCCTGCATTTACGGTTGCCACACGCAATCTAAACGCCATGTTTAATGTTGACTCAGGCGACTTAGAAAACAATATAAGCGTACTTACGTTTTTATCCATCGAGCTTGGCGCACAGCTAATTAACATTTTTACCGCAACAAAAGGCATTGTTGAAATAGTATCAGCATCTATCGGCACATTGGGCAATATCATCGTCATGGGATTGGGCGTACCTGTTGCTGCGGTGATGGATATTTACAACACCAATGTTGCTTTTTTTACCAACCTTTTAATAAAAACGCATAATGCCTATAAAAGTTTAATGGGTGAAAAGTTCGAGCCGCTAGAGTTAATAAAATATAATAAGACTGAAAATATAGATGCGCTAATGGCGACAGTAAGAGATACAAAAGCAGTGCTAGAGGGTTTGGCTACTGATGGCATAGCTGATTTTGCAAGCGGTATCGGTGGCGAAGCGGGCGCGGCGTTTAGAGATGAAGCAATCAATGAAGCAAGCCAAGTTAAAAACAAAAACAAAACAGGCGAACCAACAGCACCAAAGGGAGCGAGTGATGATGGTGATGCCGCTAAAAAAGCAGAAGAGTTACGCAAGGACGCGCAAGAATATTTAAAATCGTTGGCTGAATCTAATATGACAGAGTTGCAGCTTAACGAACAAAAATACACTGATTCTGTCAAGGTACTTGATGACTATCTGAAGCAAGGTGCAATCAGTTATGAGCAATATTTTGGCGGTATCTTAGACGCAACAGGCGTATTTTATGCCAAGAAAAACGAACTAGAAAAAGCACAGGCAGACGCAGAGCTTAAAGCGATTTTAGAAAAGCAAACCGCCGAAGATGAATACCGCACCAATCGTAATAATTCAATACAGCAAGTCATTGAAGAAAGCAGACGTGCAGGATTAACCGAGCTTGAGTTATTAGACGAACAGCACCAACAAAAAATGGATAAACTTGCAGAATTGCAAGAGGGTGAGGTTATATTTAAGGACGAGTTAAAACAGGCCGAGTTACAAGCAGAGTTAGCTCATTCTGCCAAAAAACTAGATATAATGATGGGCACTGGTAGCAAGATTCAAGAGCTAAACAAAGCATTCCAAAAGGGACAATTACAAGGTAGTTTAGCGTTTTTTGCGGCTGACTTTGGCGGTATGTCACAGCATAGCCGTAAAATGTTTGAACTAACCAAAGCGGCTAGGTTAGCCGATGCGGTTATTAACATACCATCGACCGTCATGGCCGCCGTGAAGCATGGTACTGAAATGGGCGGTTGGCCAGTCGGTGCAGCGATGGGCGCAGCAGCGTTGGCAAGCCAGTTAGCACAGTTACGCGCTATTCAATCCGCTACGTTTGCAGGTGGTGGTAGTGCTGGTGGTGGTAGTGCAGGCGGTGGCGGTGCAAGTGCATCAAGTGTTGCTCAATCTCAACAACCACAGCAACCACTACAACAACGCTTTGTTAACCTTAATCTGTACGGTGGCGATAATACAATGTATAGTAAAGACTCTGTTAGAACGCTAATACAACGCATCGGCGAAGAAGTAAAAGACGGTGCAGTTTTGAGAGTAAGCTAATGTTTGATAATGCGTTTATTGGTTATGATAATTTGTTTACTCAAGACGCTACAACGATAAGCGCGGCAGGCGTATCAACAGATTTTAGCGTGCAAAGTTTAAAGAATTGGCAAGCATGGGATTATTGTCAATTCAATGCAGGGTCAAATAACATTACGTTAGATTGTGGAACAGCAAAAAACATTGATTATTTTGCTGTTGCAGGACATGAACTTTTCAATACTGGTGCAACGTCAATTGTTTTAAAAGCAAGCTCTAATAATTTTTCAACAAGCATCACTCTAGCAACAATATCAATAAGTGGAACAACATTTACAGGGTCATACAAGTTAAACACTAGCACTAGCATACCGAGTCAAACAGTCACAGATAATAACGTGACTATTATCAAACTTGACAGTGTCAACTATCGTTATTTTAAATTAGAGTTTAACAATACAAGCGAGTGCAAAATCGGCGTTATCAGTATCGGAAAACGCATGGAGTTTGAACTTGGATTTTATCGTGATGCTATGCCACCATCACTAAATGAAGATATTGTGGTAACTAATAACAAAAGCGAGTCTGGTATATATTTAGGTCGTAGTGTAGTACGCACAGGCGCAAAACAACAAACAATCAATTTAGATAAAATCAGTCATTCATGGATTTACAATACATGGCTGCCATTCAAACAGTCAGCTGAGTTGAATCCTTTTTTTTATTCGTGGGGCAATACGCCTCTCTATAACAATCAGTTATGCTATCAAACATCATTCGCACCGATTAAGTTACAAGACCGCATCGGCACTGGTCATGGGTCAGTTGGTGTGAGCTTTGAGGGAGTTATTAAATAATGGCTATTATACCTGGTTACGTTGCAGTACCCGCACAGTCAAAAAGTTTAGACACAAACATCGTTACAACGACAGAAGGTATTGTACACCGTCAAGTTGTCAACATATCAGATCCGCAGTCACCAACAACACACATGACGGTCGGTGCTAATGGTGCTTATGTTGATGTGCGTAATGTTATTGCGTTACCCTTGCCGAGTGGAGCGGCAACAAGTGCATTGCAGACGACAGGCAATACAAGCCTAAGCACCATTATTACCAATACAACAGGCGTGTCAACCGCCGCTAATCAAACAACGGGTAATGCAAGTTTAAGTACCATTGCCACTAATACAACAGGGTTAAATAGTCTAACAAAAAATACAGGCATAGTTGACGCTAATACAATTAGAGTCTCTCCTGCAACGGACGTTACCCAAGCCATTAGTGCAGTAAGTTTGCCATTGCCTACAGGCGCGGCAACAAGTGC